ATCAATAAGAAACCTACCGATGATCTACCGGCAGTTGAGATTACAGTTAAATATCAAGATGCGGTAGATGAAGTGATAGGCACAATTGATCAAACATTTAATGACGTTGCTATTACTATTACTAGAAATTCAGATGGTACACTAACTCAAAAATCACAAGCAATTATTGCTGCACTTGGTATAGAACTTATTGATCCTCTTACATTCTCTGAGAGATCAATTAAACTTCTAAACAGTTCTTTAAATAAAGATGAGTTTGATGAAGCTAACACAGCCATTATAACAATGTATCCAGGTAATGTCAAGACACTAAATCCAGATAAATTACTTATACTTAAACAATCATTAGGAAGATGATTCAATGAAATTTACAGAGTTTTTTCATAAAAAAGAATATGAATATCAACAAGCACTGAATGAAAAACAAATTGTCTATAACGGCGGTAAGTCATATGGTCAAGTTGTTTTCTTAGCGGGTGGTGCTGGTAGTGGTAAAGGATTTGCTATCAGCAACTTCATGGAAGGTCCTAAGTTCAAAGTCATTGACGTTGATGAATTAAAGATGGCATTCCAGAAGTTGGACTATCTGAACAAGTTTACCATGAAGCAATTGCTAGACAAATATGGCAGTAAAATTAAACCACATGACATGGAAACTTTGCAAAAAGAAGTTCTGGATCGTGACTACAGCATGAAGAATCTAAATCTAAGAACGCCTGAGCATGTATTTGCACTTCACGTATTAGTCAGAGCAACTGGTGCAAAAGATAAACTCATTGATATGATGTTAAACGGCGCTAAAGAAGGTAAGTTGCCTAATATTATATTTGATACAACGTTCAAAGATATGGACGATTTGAACACATACGTACCAAAACTCATGCGAATGGGCTACGATCCAAAGAGTATACATATCACTTGGGTACTCACAAATTATCAAGTAGCAATCAAAAACAACTCAGAAAGACCGAGAGTTGTTCCTGCTGACATTCTCCTTGCGACACATCAAGGCGCAGCAAGAACTGTATTTGAATTAGTTAAGGCTGGGCTGCCAAAAGAAATTGATGGTGGTTTCTATGTAGTTCTAAACAATCGTGAGAACACTATTGTGTGGACTGATCCAAAGACAGGTAAGCCGTATAAGAATATGGGTAAGTATGATAATAAAAACAATTTGATTGTAAAAGATTTTAAGTATCTCACGCTAAAGAGACCTGGCAAAGCAATGGAACCAGAAGTGAACGTAAAGAAAGAATTGTTTACATGGATCAAAGACAATGTACCACCGAATTCACTAGACACAACAGAGTTAGATAAACTATGAAACGTTTTAAAGATTATATTCATGGTGCAATCTTATCCGAAGAAGAGTGGGAAGAAGCAGTATTTGGTGTAGAAATATCAGAGGTGCTCAAACAAGTGGATGGTAAATGGGCATTAGTCTCAAAGAAAACTGGCAAACCTTTAGCGTATTATGACGGTGAAGGCAAACCGTCTGACGAGTGGGTCGCAAAACAAGAACGTAGAATTCAATTCTTTAAGCACAAAGGTTAAATGAGAAATTTTTTAGGTCAAGATGGATTTATTTGGTGGGTAGGAGTCGTTGAAGACGATAAAGATCCTGTTAAATTAGGAAGATGTCGTGTTAGAATTTTTGGTTATCATCCACCTTTAAAAGAAAATCTTGTGCCTACAGGACATTTGCCATGGTCAACTTCAATCATTTCCACTAATACCAGAGGAATATATAAAGCACCTAAAAAAGGTGACTGGGTTATAGGTTTCTTTTTAGATGGAGAAACCATGCAAGAACCTGCTGTATTTGGAATGTTTCCATCTGAACCGATTGAGTCTAAAGAATACTTTAGTTTACCTCCTTTTAAATTTCAAAAAGGTGATAAAAAAGATAAGATTGAAAAAGATTTTGAACAGGTAACAGATGGTACACTAGCGAACAAAGCAGGAATTGAAGATTTTAAGTCTGAGTATGCATTCGCTCTTGAATCAAATAATGTCGGCGACAATAGTCATGGCCACTTCATGATGATGTACGATGAACCTGAGAAAGAAATTTTTATATTCAAGAGTTCTTTAGGTCACGAAATCGTGCTCAATGATAATACATTCAATTCTTTTGTGTCATTAACATCAAATGATGGTCGAGTTATTGAGATAAATGATACAAAAGAATTGATAAAAATAGAGTCACTGAATCATAGCATAACGATAAATGATAAATTAAACACAATCTCTTTAGAGCACAGTACAGGCGCACTATTTACTATAGATGCATTAGGAAACATTACTGTTAATGCGGCACCAAATAGAGATTTGAATTTTATCGGTAAAAATGTAAATGTCACATCAACAAACTTCAATGTCAATGCTACAAATAGCATAATAAATAATACAAAAGATTATACAGTTAACGCATCAAACAACATTTCATTGTCTGCCAATACAGCATATGTTACATCGGTAGACCTTGATGTTGATACTTCAAATACGGTAACGCACAATACGAAAGATTTGATTGTAGATGCATCAAATAATATATCGATCTTCAGCAATACAATCTACGTGACACCAAATAGTATAACATTTACCTCAAGAGATTTTGAAGTAACCGCAAATAATTTGATGCTCATAGAATATCCTCCGTATGATTTATTACTTGAAGACGGTGATAACGTTTTAATAGATGATGAAAATGATGACGGTGACAAATTCAGAAATGAAGATTGGACCATAATTCCTATTATATATTCACCATCTATATTGTCAAGTATATTTGATGCATCAAATTCAAGTATAGTTGGTTTTCAAACTGGATTGAGTGGCGCAAATGCTGAAATTGCAACAATCAAAACAAGAATTGATTCTCCAGTAGTTGCAACTGCAAATACTCCTACAGGAACCGATACATTTATTCAGTCATTATAAGGAGAAATTTATGACAAATCATGAAAATTTAGTTAGTCTTTTTGATACGTATCTTGTTGAAAATGCAAAGTTTGAGGAAAAAGGAAACAAGTCTGCAGGAACTCGTGCAAGAAAGGCACTCGCTGAGATTGCAAAAGTCATAAAAGAAAGAAGAAAAGAGATTCAAGAAATTAAAACAACAGAAAAAACGGAATAAATAGAGAATGGCAACAGTAATTTTCTACAAAGATTTACCGCTCGATTTTACACCACATCCGATTTCTGGAGATGTGCGACCCATTGTTAACGAAGTTGCGATCAAACGTGCGTTAATCAATTTGGTAAGAACTCGAAAAGGCACAAGACCATTTGATCCAGAATTTGGTACAAATATACATAAATATCTATTTGATACTGGTCCTCTTGCTGAAAATGAAATCAACAAAAGTCTTTACAATACAATCAAAAGATACGAGCCGAGAGTTACTGTAACAAAAATAAAAACGGAAATTGATGGTATGAATGGTATAGAAATTACAATAGAATATTATATCAAGAATGCTAATCTATTAAATAACGTTCAAACAGTTATTAGAAGGGCGTCATAATGGCCTCATCTTCATCACCAATAAACTTAAAACTTGATGAATTAAATTTTCAAGGTATTAAATCAAATCTTATAAACTATCTTAAAGCACAAGATCAGTTTAGAGATTATAACTTTGAAGCATCAGGCATGCAAGTATTATTGGATCTTCTTGCGTACAATACTTATTACAATTCTTTTTACTTAAATATGGTTGCAAGTGAGACTTTTCTTGCAACCGCACAAAAAAGAAACTCAGTAATCAACATTGCAAGATCATTAAACTATACTCCAAGGTCAACAACGTCTGCTAAAATTTCAGGCTTAGCACTATTGAGCGTGACAGGATCTCCGACGGCGGTTACAATTCCTGCATACACGACATTTCAAGGTACAGTTGACGGTAGAAGTTATGTGTTTAATACCATTGAAGCGATTACAGTTCCATCAGTTTCAGGCGTATACTCTAAAGAAATCACATTAACTGAAGGTGCATATGTTCAGCAGCGATTTTTAGTAAACGGCAGTGATCCAGATCAAAGATTTTTAATTCGAAACACTGGAATTGATACGACAACATTGCTAGTAAGAATTCAAAACTCTACACTTGACAGTACGACACGCCTTTTCACACCACCAAATAATATTGTTGACGTTACACCAACATCACAAGTATATTATCTTGAAGAAGTTGAAGACGGCTTGTTTGAATTGTTTTTTGGTGATGGTAATGTTGGAGTAGCATTAGATGATGGCAATGTAATCATTGTAGATTTTTTAGTTTCAAGCGGTGCTTTAGCAAACGATATTGAAACGCTTGTTTATACAGACACGATTAATGGTATAACTGATATTACATTTACCGAAGATGGACCTGCTTTTGGTGGATTGAACAGAGAAAGCACTGCCCGCATTAAATTTAATGCACCAAAATCATATGAAGCGCAAAATCGAGCAGTTACCGTTGAAGATTACAAAGCACTTCTACTAAATCAAACAAATGTTGGCGCAGTTTCAGTTTGGGGTGGTGAAGACAATGATCCACCAGCGTATGGTGTAGTTTATGTTGCGATACGCCCATTTAACGGTGAAGTATTGACTGCATCGGAAAAAGAAAATTTAATTACGACAATCATTAAACCAAAAAAGATTCTAACCGT